CAACTATTGCGGGTACAGTATCAAACACTTTAACTACGCAAGCAGACTTAAACGAAACTTCATTAGAACAATCGCTAATCGACATCGCAGCGATGACTGATGAAAGAGGTTTAAGAATAGCTGCAAAAGCGGTTAAGATGATCATTCCATCAGCTAATCAGTTCAATGCTGAAAGACTTATGAAGTCTCAAGGTAGAACTCAGACATCTGATAATGATATCAATGCAATCAACAGTATGGGAATGGTTCCTCAAGGTTACAGAGTGAACAATTTCTTAACTGACCCTGATTCATTCTACTTAATCACAGACGTTCCAAATGGTATGAAAATGTTTTCAAGAACTCCATTGACAACTTCAATGGAAGGAGACTTTGATACTGGTAACGTTAGATACAAAGCTAGAGAAAGATACGCTTTTGGCGCTTCTGACTTTAGAGGTATCTACGGCGTTGAAGGTGCGTAAGCAATAATCATTTTTTGTGGCCAAACATAGTTTGGCCACAATCAAAAAATAACATGGTGAGATCATGAAACAATTCACAGTAAAAATATGGGCATATAGTCATTACGCAAACTTTAATGTTTCTGCGGAAGATAATGCTATTTCTCTTGAACAAGCAATCCTTGACAAGTTGGGAGAAAAGAGTATAAACTGGGAATATCTCGGAAATTCATATGATGACCGAGTAAACAGAATAACCTATGAGGAGGTTGTTGATGATACAAGACCTATACAAACAAAAAAGGTCCTTGGAGTTGAAGTGGGAACAGGAGCATCTATCTAATGATAAGTATACTCTTGAAATGGTCAGAATTGATGACAAAGTTAAAGAAGTCATTACTAAGATCAAGCTTGAAGAAGCTGAAATTGCTCACAGGCAAAATACTGTAGAAGGTATTGCTCCACAAGTTTCTGTAGCTACTTAATAAAAAGCTACATCGTTGAATAAATTACATTCACACTACAGGCTCTCTTGCACTCTACTAAAAACTAGTATATAAAAAACTCACTATACAATTTAAAATGATATATAGACGCGTATAGTCGACGGCCTAGAGACTATATATCTTAACTAGGAAAAGGAGAAAAATTATGGCAAACTCAACATTTAACGGTCCAGTACGTTCGGATAATGGATTTGAAACAATATCTAAAAACGCAACTACAGGAGCAGTAACTATTGAAGCGGATTACAATGTAAGACCTAACTTCAGAGCATCTATTGATAACAGCACATTTGCAGGAGCAGGTGGAGCAACTGATACTTTAACAGTACAAGAATCGGGAACTACATTTATTGTAAATGGAACAGCAAACAATGTTGTTAACATGCCTGCGCTTAGCACAGATAACGTAGGAACTACTTATCATTTTGTTTTAACTACTGCTGTTGGTGGTGGTACTACAACTACTTTTGTTTTACCAGGAGCTGGCGTATCAAACTTTTTTG